TTTCGGTCGATTGCGGTACGTTTATGAAGGGGTTTGTTGGTGATTCGGCGTATACGTTCGCCGTCTTTTGATACGATGTAGAATATATCATATTCGCCATCCACAAATGCTATCGTATCTGTTGTATTCATTGTGTACAGCATGATATACATGTTTCTCCTGTATGCGTACGCCATTTCTAGCGGCGAATCTTCACCGCCCAGAAATTCCATGAACATTTCAACGTCGGAAGATTCTTTCGACAATTTGTTATAATAATCGTAGACTTTTTCATCCCATCCGTCCGGGAAAAGCTTACGATCTTTTATTTTCTCGTTATCTTCTTTAGCCATTTTGTAAATGGTTTCAAGCTTCACTCTTTTAATCATTTTCTTACCTCCTCTTGTTCCATTTCGAGCCAAATTTCACACTGCTCGCCGTCTTCCTCGTAGCTGACAACTTCGCCAGCTTCCAGGCGTTCTCGCCAGTTCTCCGGGTAGTTTTCCGGGATGTAAATACAGTTTCCCGGAAAGAGCTGGTTGTTGCGTTTCTCGTTGACTAAATATTCCATTTTTTCCTCCTTGACTTGTAAGTTTTCAGCAGTTTTATTTTGAATCTTCTAAGACAGCTCGCTCTAACAGCTGTCTCACATAATCCGGACATTTGCTTTTTCCGGATTCCCAGTTTTCGAGCGTTCTAATCGGTATGTTGTACCTCCTTGAGAATTCTGCTCGGGATATCTTTAAGTGTTCACGCATTTCCATGGTGGACATATTTTCTTTTTGCTTCAGATCATCTTCCATAGATCCTTTTGTTTTGTAAGACATGAATCCTACCGCGGATGGGAAAATACGGGTGTAAGTGGTTTTGTTTTCGTCAATCCATTTAATACTCACATATACTTTTGCACATAAATATGGCCATTCCGGACTTAATATAGTACCGTCCGCATATACACAAACATCGCATTCTTCAGCGATAGAATTATCATATATGATACGATCGACTTCTTCTTTAAAGAATTTCGCACGGCAATAGGCCACGATGTCGTCTAACTGGTATCCGTCGCATTCAGGTATAAAACTTTTGATCTGTTTTCGCTTGATCTCCCATAGATTCGTGCTATAATCTTTATCCATTTTAACGAGGCTGTCGACAAACCCACCGACAGGAGAGGGATTTAAGATTTTGTAAGCTACATCAAGTTCGGCTTCAGATTTTCCGCAGCCTTTCTTGAAATCATGCATTAATTCATCCATCATGGATTCAAATTCAGATTGATTATATTTATACATACATTTCGCCCCCCTTCTATCAATGTTCTTTGACATATTTATGTATACGCTCATATAAATTCATTTCATTTCGGTTCGCCATTAATTCGCTCAAATCGTTTGAATCATAATTTGTAGAATATACGGCATAACTGCGATTTTCGATAAACCATGAAGCTTCTTTGATGTTGCTAAGAATCTCCATATCTTTAGCTCTTTTTTCTGCGCGAGCAGGTCTGTCTTCGGCTTCGTATTTTCTAACGAGAGCAGATAAATATGAAATCATGTTTTTTCTTATATCTTCAGCCCATGCAATCTGTTTTGGACTTCCGACGAGTTCAACTAATTTTTGTTCCATTGTTTTCGCTTCCTCCCATGCTTTCTTAAGACCGGAGGAAATTGTCATTGCAGATTTCTTGACCAGTTCCCATGCTCTTTTCATAATGTTTGATAAGTTATATTTCTTCATCTTGCTTTCCTCCGTTCCTTTGATGATTACATAATACCACCAATTTGGTGGTATGTCAAGAAGAAACGCAATTAAATTAATGCTAGTGTACGAGTGCTCGACTTTAAATTACTCTTATCTGGGATATAGCCAGTACCGTTTCCTCTACTCATTCGCCTCTCCTTTTCCCAATGTTGCCATTAAGAGGTTCGTAGCAAAACCTTCTATTGCGTCAATATAATCCACATCTTCATCCTCCCATTCACAGTTGGGATATCTTTCCCGGAATCTATCAACTATATTCAACACAGTTTTATATGCTGCTTGATCGGCTCCGTATTGGTCATCTAAATCTTTAAACCATGGATGGATTTTACTTTCTTGCAAAAGTGTGTCATATACGAATGACACTTCTATGATATCTGTTCTCCTGACGGACTCTTCTAATAAATTCAGAACATATTCTGGTGGAGTTCGAACTCCTGCTTCCCATGACTCGAGCGTTCTAATCGGTATGTTGTATCTCCTCGAGAACTCCGCTCTGGAGACTCCTATGTAATTTCTCATTTCTGTAATGTTCATAATTGTTACCTCCTTCATAATGGAATAATACCACACAATGCGTGGCGTAGTCAATGATAATTCCTTCCATATATTACCGCTATATTTTACACAATTGTTATGATAACCTATATAAGCTTCGCATGTTAGATTTCTTACACAAATTCGATAGGATATAGCTAAAAACGATATAATCTAACAAATTCCGTCATGTATTACCATAAAGTGGTAATTTATAACGGAAGGAGCAATGGCATGATAAAAATTTTACTGTCGAAAAAGCTTGGGGAGCTAAGACTTACTCAGGCAGATCTGGCACGGGCGACAGGGATTCGACCGAACACTATCAATGAGTTGTACCACGAGCTCACGGAAAGGGTTAGCCTTGAGCACCTTGATTTAATTTGCGAAGCACTTGATTGTGAGCTGGACGAATTGATAATTAGGGTACCAAACAAGGAATCTTCCATCACCCATACTCGCCAGGGGACACAGAAATCTAACGACAAGTAGATTGCTGCAACAATCTACAACTAAAGAGAGGGCGAAAACCCTCTCTTTATACTGCAATGTATTAAGCTGCATGGGAAGCTTCTGCATTTTTTCTGAGCTGTTTCATCATGTGTAACCTGCAGGTCTTGAATTCATCTCCGTAAAGACCAAGGCGATTTGTTAAAATATTATACATCAGTGTGACTTTTTTCTCTGCAATGTATCCGTTCATGGATCTAAATACGACTTTGTCATCAGATTCGATGGACCATGCTGAAAGAGCAAGGACAAACTGGATGTATGCTTTAATTTTTCCAGCATGAAGAGTGCTGTTAAAAAGTCTGAATTCGACTGTGCCTTTCTGGAAGAAGCTGTGAAGATTCAGGGCGTGGTATCTTGTTGAATTATAATGACTATGATCAATACCACCATGATACTGATCGTTCGCACTGCTGTACCAGATTTCTTCAACTTTTCTTGCATCAAGATCCTTTTCTTTTTTCATTGTATCCAGTAAATCCTTACATACCGGCTTGCACCATCTGTCTTTTCTACTTCCTACTGCAAGAGCATCGTAGATAATCTCCTGTCTGCTGAAAAAGAAATTTACCAGTCTTCTGAGAGAAGTGGCGGTATGATTGGCGCCGTCAACATGAATATGTATTCCGCAACTGCTGTGAGGTACTCCGCCGAGTTCTTTAAATTTACGGATTATTGACTGAAGCGTTTCAATATCTTCATAATTAAGTGGCGGTGTTACGAATTCAACTCTATATTCATCCATCAATTCACGTCCCGCTTTTCTAACTGGACAAATACTTGAATCTCTCATTACTTTCCAAATTCTTCTGTTGCTATCTCGAATCGTATAAGTACGATAGCAAGTGCGATCAGGTCCGGTAGCATGACTTCCGAGGATTTCTGCAACAGCCTCAGCGGCCATGGTTCTTGTTATTCCTGTAAATTCTACCTCGACTCCAAATTTCTGTTTCTTTAAAAGTTCTGACATATCATTTTCCTCCTATTATCTTTCAAACCTCGCACCGTCTATGCGAATGTTTGTTCTGCTGTTTATGTTTGTATATTACCATATGTACCGTACATGTCAATAGTTTACTAGAGAAAATTTCTAAAATTATAGAGAAAAAATTCAATATAATGAAACAAAAGCTTGACATACATTAAACAAGACTATATAATAAAGACAGATAAAAACAGACAAATCAGAGGAGGAAACACTATGAATAAAACGGTATCTGTAGCTGGTAAAGCTACAAGAAGAATGCAACTTAAAAACATGCCTCTCGATCGCTTCGAGGACGGAGTTGGATTCATCCATGCAACCGGATGCCATGATTCTGATATGACACCGTTTTCTAACATTTGTTAGATACCATAAAATATAGAAAGCCGGGAGCGATTTCCCGGCTTTTGGCATTTAGAACCAATTACTTGTCTTTATATATGAATCTATGA